GTAATTGTTCTATCAGCTGTAGCATCTACAACAGTAAGTGTAGTTTCATGTGCATCAGCAGTAGCACCTTCAAATACAACAGCATTATTAGCACTCATAGTTACTGAGTCTACAGTACTAAGTGTACCACTAACAGAAATATTAGTAGCAGAAAGTGTTCCTGTACTTGGGTTGTATTTTAAATCACCATCAGACTCTAAGCCTAAGTTACCACCGTCTAAGTCTCCACCGGCTGTGAAGATAATTGCGTTGTTTTCGTTTGTGCTTTCGTTATCTGTAATAGTAACTGTTGTAGCCACTGCAGCAGTTGTAGCATTAGCTACTGTAGTTCCTGCAATAACACTTGCCAAAGCTGTACCATTTACAGTAATTGCATCGGCTTCTAAAGTCCCATCAATGTCTGCATTACCTGATATGTCTAAGGTTGCAGCGTCTAATTCACCACTAATAGTAATATTTCTACCACCTGTAATGTCTATGTTTGCATCTGTAACGATTGCTTTACTTGCTATAACTGTTCCGTTAGTTATACCGTCTATTAAATTTATGTCTGCTGCACTAGCTGTAACGCCATCTAAGATGTTTAGTTCTGCAGTTGTACTAGTTACTCCATCTAAAAGATTAAGTTCAGTAGCAGTGCTTGTAACACCGTCTAGGATATTAAGTTCTGCAGCTGTTGAAGTAACACCATCTAGGATATTAAGTTCTGCTGCTGTACTTGTAACTGCTGTACTGTTTATAGATAGTGCATCTGTTTCTAGTGTACCATCTATGTCTACGTTTCCTGATATATCTAAACTTGCTGCTGTTATTTCACCACCAACTGCAAGAGTTGTAGCCATGTCTACAGCACCATCAATGTCAACAACATCAAGGTTTGTAGTTCCGTCTACATCTAAATCACCGTTAAAGTCTACATTACCTGCAACTGCAAGAGTTGTAGCCATGTCAACAGCTCCATCAATGTCTACTACGTCTAAGTTAATAGTACCATCAACATCTAAGTCACCGTTAAAGTCTACGTTACCTGCTACAGCAAGTGTAGTAGCCATGTCGACTGCACCGTCTATATCAACAACGTCTAAGTTAGTTGTTCCATCAACATCAATGTCTCCAGAGATGTCTAAGCTTGTACCGGTTAGTACGCCTGTAACACCTAGAGTTCCTGCGATTGTAGCGTTTACATCTACGTCTAGCGTATCTATGTGTGCTGTACCGTCTAAGTATAAGTCTCTCCACTCTTGTGTAGAACTACCAAGGTCAAAAGCACTATCAGTATTAGGAATAATATTACTGTTTACGTCAGCACCAAAGACAACATTGTCAGTAGCTGCATCACCCATAGTGATTGTACCACCGTTAAAAGTTGTAGTACCTGTAACTGTTAGATTACCACCTACTGCTACGTTACCTGTTGTAGTAACTGTGTCTATGTAAGCATCTTTAAATCTTAAACCTGTTGTACCTAAGTCAACATCACTATCTGTAACAGGTACTATAGCTCCATCTGCTATGTATAACTGTTGTACAGCACTAGAAGATACATCAATCCAAAACTCTATATGGTCATTGGTGCTATCTATTAAAACTTTGTTAAGAGGAGTGACAACACCTGCATCACCTATTAAACCTATTACAGGTCCTTCAGCAGCAGTACCGTCATGTTTATGACCGCCTGTGTTACTAAAAGCATTTAAAAGTTGGTTGTACTCGTTATTGAATAACGCAGCTGTGATTGTATCACCGTCTGCGAATGTACTTTGTCGTGTATAAGCTGCCATTGTGTTTATCTCCTACCTGATGGAATGTAATCTATGTATAGTCCGTTTATTGTATAAGGGGCGTTTGTATCGTTTGTAAGTATTCTAAAACTATTACTATAACCACTACCTTGTAAAGCTATCCTAACTAAAGGTTGTTCGGCTGCTCCGAATTTAGCTGTACCAAATAAAGCACTACCAAATATAGAAGGTGCGGGTACAGAATCTAATAAATAATCTTCTGGTTGTGGTGTATCGTTACTATCGTAATCAAACCTAACCCTTAACGAAGGCTGTACTTCATTTTCTGGACCTATAGATAGTTTAATGTAATGTAAAGTTTTTAAAGTTCCAAAATCACCATAATCATAATCGGGTGTTTGATACCTTGCATCAATTTCAGAGCCATCAAAATTATTACCTGAATTATGTAAATAAACATAACCGTCTGTATCACCATGATAGTATTGCTCAATACCATTAGTATCAAATCCAGAACCTATTGCTGTTACTTCTATTCCTGTTGTTTCAGACCATTCAAAACCATTAGGTCTTAATGTACCTATTATACCTCTCTGTGAAACATTTGTCAAGTCTGTATCGGTATAAAATAATCTATATTGTGATTTTTCTCTTAGTACTACACTGTTTATTACATAGTCATTGATGTTTTGTGCAAGTTCTGTTATAATAGGCTGTATTGCTTTACTAACTGTACCTAACTCAACGTCACCAATTCTTGATGTACCAGCAACTGTTCTAAGACCATCGGGTGCTAAAAATATTAAGTCACCACCAATCTCTTGAATACTGTAACCGCTTAAGCAACCTACACTTTCAGCAACAGGAATAACTGCTACAGTACTACTGTTATTTATATTTATTAATTTATGAATACTATTTTCACAGAATATAAATAAGTCTGTACGGAAACCTTTAATACCTACTATCTTATCTGATATAGTAACTGCACCTGCACCACTACCACTAAAAGATGTAGGGTCTAGATTAACACTATAGTATACTGTGTTTTCATTATCTTCTACTCCAGCAGCTATTAAATGATGGTCATGTGATGTAATAAACTGTACACCTTTTGTACCTGTAACTGTTATTTCAGATGTAAAGTATGTTCTAGTACTCAAAACTCCTGTGCCTTCCATTCTAAAACTAAAAGGTTCATTAACTCCATCTGCAATTATTATAGTTCCATAATCTTGACCAGCAGCTTCAAACATTGCAAACTGTATTTGTCCTTGTCCAGTTCTAGCAGCTACTGATTTACCTGTAAAGGTTGAGTAGTTATCTCCACCACTAGCAGATAGTTTATTTATTTGTAACCAAGTTATACCATCTTGTGTAAAGTAAATATTAGTACTTGCACAAACGATAACACCATCTGCATAAGGTTGTGTACCTAAGATAGTTACTACACCACCTGTGGGTTGAACCGCATCACCAGCACCTAACTTTTCATAACCGTTAATACGTCTATATCCACCTTCGATAGATACTTCAAAGTTTCGTAAAACTGTAGCTACTCCGGGTGTGCGTAACAAGTCTATAGAGTTAGCTGATGTTACTAAGCCACCTGCACAGGCTACGGTAAAAGGTTGTGAACGTGCCATATTTTAAAAGTAGGTTCTATCGTCAGTCATATATTTAGGAGCAGGATTCATAAGATTTGATTTCATATACTTCATACCTTTCTTATAATCATCCAATGCGAAAGCTGCTTGTTGTGGGCTTTCTTTAAACTGCCAAATATAGTAACGACTTCTAGCTGTTATTATATTACTATACTGCTCTGGTAAAGTAATTGAATCATCATATGCTGATAATGCAGTAGGCTTTACAAAAGCATAAAAATGTGTATTATAAACCTTGTCAGGTATTGGACTTAATCCAAATTTTCTATTGTCTGGAGACTTGATTACAAATCTAGGTTCTCCATAATTCTGTGAGTCAGCATCGTCTGCGTTCTCGTTATCTCTGTAGTATCTTTTCCAGTCAGCTAAAGTTATAAACTTCAAGCCTCTAGAAACAAATGGTGCTGTTTCACCATCAACATTAATAGTAGTAAGATAAAAATCATCCCAATCTATTGATGCATAGTCTGTAGTAATACTAGAACTACCAGACTTTAAAGTATACCATCTTGTTCCGGCTGTTGTTGCAACGGTAACATTCCCATAAAAAGGGTCTGTACTTCCACTTACGTTAGAAGCAAAGAAGGGTAACTGTGGTTCTTGATTAGCTATATCGAATATAGATTTATTGATAGAATCTTTAACAAATTTCTGAATACCTGCAGCGTTTGTAAAGTTTGCAGCAGTTAAAGGAACTTCATTGAGTTCTCTTAATACTTCGTTAGTTAAATCTAAATATGTTGTAGCCATTATTTGTTACCTTTAGCTTTTAATTTTGCTTTTTTACTTAAATCTTTAAAATGAAAAAGTTTTACACTGGTCTTACCGTGTGTCTTGCCAGTATGTAAATC